ACCCGTCTATGAAAAACTACTTCACAAATCTAAATTATTTTCTAGCATTTTCAAAACAGTAATTCCTTCATCTGTCTTTAAGTATTCAGCAACACAGAAGTATGGGTCTTCACCGAAAGGTACAGTCAACATCTTTCTCTTATTAGATCCAGTGTTAAACCAAACCTCTTTGTTTCCATTTCTAAAAGTCAACAACTTGTTCTCAAAGAACACGTGTACGTTTGATTGTAGCTTAAGCATTGGATCGTTAAGGATATTTAGGAAACCTCTTGGGTCTCTCTTGGCATAGATCAACACATCACGCTTCAATTCAGCGGTAGTAAATCTATTTGGATCCTTGTTGAATAGTACTCTTGATACCACTTCAAGCTGGTCGATGCTAAGCTGTCTAGCTTCAATCAATGCATCTACCTCAGATGTAAGTCTCTCTACCTCAGTAGCAGCATCTCTCTCATTGTCAACCTCAACAAAGGCTCTGCCATTAAGTGGGTGGTAGTGTAAGAACTGCTGTAGTAATGGGTTGTTTCTAGGAACACTTAAAAATCCATTCTCGAAGATCACTGGCTCAACGATGGCATTACCATCTTGCTCGTCTTCAAATGGAGACTTCTGATTGATAGCGTATCTCAGAGCTCTGTTAACATTGTTTTCTTCATCGAAGTAAAGAAGAGGGTATCTTCTTGTGTTTCTTGATGGTAACGTATAAGATAACGGAGCAGCTTCTCCTTTTAACTTATAGATTTTGTCTGCATTAGGTGCATTTTTTTTCATTTGATTTAATTTAAAGTTTGAAAATAGAGGGGATCACAGCGACCCCCTCAGTTAATTAATATGGAGACTTAGCTTTGATAACAACCTTCTTGGTGTTTAGAGTTGGCTTGTTTTTAGTAGCCATAGTTCCAACCATCATCTTAGCTGCTTTCAACTCTGCTGCCTTCTTCTTATCGCTTGCCAATTTCTTAGCAGCCAATACTGCGGTAGCACTTTCTTTTAACTTTTGTCCGGGCATTACAGCCTTCTTTGGACCGGGTCCCATTACTTTCTTTGCCATTGCTTTGTTTATTTTAATAGTAAAGGAGAGGCCAATCGGCCCCTCCATTATTTAAAATTAGGCTCCGTATCTGAACAATACGAAGTTGTTTGCACCCAAGGTACATACACAACGCTCAGACAAGAAGTTGACCTCCATTGCGTCAAGATCGCTAGTCTGTGCACCACCAGCAGAACCAGTGATCCAAGTCTTGTAACGTCTGTCTTCAGTCTCAGAAGCTCTGTAACGTACGTGCAAGAATGGACGCTTAGCGTTCTTACCAAGGATTTGGTCATACACAGTAGTAGATCCAGCAGGAACCAATAGACCAGTTACGGTACCAGTTGCAGATGCACCAGTTGGCAAACCGCCACGCATGGTAGGATCGTTCAAGTACTTCCAGTCAGACTTGTAGAAGTCATAACCTCTACGGAAGCCAGTGAATCCAAGATTCAAAGCCATGTCTCTGTCGTTGTTAAACAAACCATAAGAGGTACCATTTGCTCCGTAGCTGTTCTGAGCTGCCAACATATCATCGATGTCAAAGCTGAACGCTCTGTTAACGAAGATTACGTTCTCCTCGATAGATCCCTGCTTGTCAAGACGAGAGATGATGCTATCAAAATCAGAAAGAGTAGTTGGGTTACCACCACCCCATACGTTACCTCTGTTGTTCACAACGTAGAAGATACCTTCAGAACCTTTGTTACCAACTTGAGAGTTAGCAGTTTGAGTTGCTACACCTGAACCAGTCTCAGCAGGAACCGCTTCGATCATTGCAGTCTCAAGGTAGTCCTCGAAACGTAGACGAGTCTCGTGCTCAGACTTCAGATACCAAAGGTATCCAGTAGCACCATTCTCAGTAGTTACTTCTACCCATCCGATCTGAGCCATGTCAGAACCAGATACTGCGTACTTGTCCTTGATGATGATTGGAGAGTTGTCGAAGATTTCGTCTTCAGCTTCCAAAGAACCGATCATTCCATTAGTACCTTTCTTAAACTCAGAACCATAGATCCATACAGAAAGAGGGTTAGTTCCGGGGAAAGTCTGTCCACCAGCTTCGTAGTAAGCCACATCAAATGTGTCAGCAGTAGTGTTTACAGCAGTAACGATACCCTTGTTAGAAAGACCTGTAGAGTTTTCAGAAACGAATACAGTCTGACCAACACGGATAGCGATTCCACTTACGTTAGAATCGTTAACAGTGATAGTAGCGGTGTCAGCAGCAGCCGCAGCGTTAGAATCACAGTTTACATATTTGGTATGCAAACGACCTTGCTCAGCCCACTTGATCATATCAGAGTTGGATGGCATCTCAGCACCTACCATTCTAAGGAATGAAGCTACTGTTCTGTTACCATAACGCTCGAATTCTTTCTCGTAAGTATCAGGAAGATACTGGTTCAAGAAGTCAAAGTTGGTAATGTAGTTAGTTGATAAAGGGACCTGCTCAGCACTTGGCTGCAACTGAAATCCCGGGCTTGATAAAACTGGCATTTTCTTTTTTGTTTTTTAGTTGTTACATTTTTTTAATACTGCGGATTTTTAGACCCCTTCCGGA